AATAAGAAATAATCCAATCTTTTGCCATACATTCACTTCTTCATCCCTTCAATCAAACGGTCAATCTTGTGATCTAATTGTTCCATTCGATCTATTATGCGGTTGATGTCGTGATGTACTTCCGCTTTAGTTACATATTCCTTTGCTATTTCTTCTCTGGTTCTATTCAACAAGATAGATAGACGCTGTGTTTCTTTCCACATGTTGCTGCCCCACCAACCTATCAAAGCAAGTGTTACAGTAAGTAGAATATTCCAGAGCATCATATCCATTATTCAACAACATCCCAAGATTGTGTTTCTTCATTCCAAGTGTATCTTTCGCCATCGTTTGGATGTGCAACAGGGGATTCCCAAAGACAAGTTGTATCATTGAGTGTCCAACTTGGAAAAGGTTGTGGTTCATAAAATGCGTCTTTATCAACATCATAAATGTAACCAACCCCAGCAAAGTTTTTTCTTAATGGAGTTCCACCATCTAAATGAACACCACCTCTAGTGTTATAAGAAGTCTGAATCCATTGCCCTGCTGAGTCATCTACAAAGGTTTCAAAAAACTCTGGTTCAGCAACAATTACTTTAGTTACAATACCATCAACTACTTTTGCATAATGTGCCATCTACATAATCTCCTTATATTGCCGTTATGTCGTATCTAACGATGACAATACCAGAACCACCTGCACCTGTTAATGCAACGTTGCCAGACCTTTCGTCACCGCCACCACCGCCACTTCCTGTGTTTACAGTTCCATTTGTAGCATTTAATTGTTTTTGTGATTTACCACCATTTCCACCGCCACCGGCGCCACCCTGTGGGATAGTATTATTTGAGCCTGTATACCAAGCGCCAGCACCACCACCGGCACGAGTTACAGATGAACCTGTAATATTTGATGAAAGACCATCACCGCCATAACTGCTAGAAGTATTTGGCATCTCAATTTGGTCATTTGAACCGTTACCACCGTCTTGACCGGCACCGCCACCACCGCCACCAGACCGCCATGAGGTTGCATCACCGTAACCTCCATCATAACCTTGTCCAGCAGTTCCAAACCCTCTACTACCAATTAGTTGATCTCGACCAGTACCACCACCAGAACCACCATTTGAAGCACCGGCCCCAGATTGAACACCACCTGTTCCACCACCAATAGAAGTAATAGAATCGAAAACAGAATTTCCACCATTTGCCCTTGCAGCCCCACCAGAACCCACTGTCACCGTTTTGTTTCCAGTTGAAAGACTTAATGCACTTTCAGCAGAGGAGTTTCTTCCAGATGTTTGTCCAGAAACATTAGTTCGATACCCACCAGCACCGCCGCCTCCACCACCACCGCCGACAGAATCACCGCCGCCTCCAGCGCCTCCGGCAATAACTAGATATTGAACATCTAAAGATGCAATAGTATTTGTAAATGTTCCAGATGATGTGAATGTATGAATTCTATAATTACCAGAGGTTGTGATTGTTCCACCAGAAGGTAATGCAAGAGCAGTTTTATTCAAACTTGCTGTTGTGTTATCTATGTTTGTTACAGTAATCGTTACTACATTTCCAGCAGTTACATTAGAATATACTGCACTAGGAACAGTAACAGTTGCGGCAGTGTCAGATGTTGCAGTAACATTGACATCCTCATCAATTGAGTCTGATAATTGTGTAAAGTTTACAGTTAGAGTATCTGTAAGAAAACCAGTTCCAGTAAGCGTTAAGTCTGAACCAGCCACACCAGCATAAATATTTCCAGTAATAGATGATAATGAAACTTGTTCTGCCGCAATCTTTAACCATTCGCTTCCATTGTAATATTCCATAACACCCAAATCAGTATTATATCTCTGAGCGCCACTATATGCTGTTACTGGTCTTTGTGCAGTCGTTCCTTCTGGTAATACAAACTGTCCTGTAGAAGTGTTATCTTGGTCTGAAACTGCTGTAGGAGTTACAGAAACATTATCAAGAGCGGCTGATTTAACATCGCTGCTTGCGTCTAGTAAGTCTGATATATCTCTTGCTTTAGTCATTCGTTACCTCCAACCATCCTGTTGTGTTGTCTGCTTGGTAAGCATCTTCATCCCATTCATACACTAGACCATCAGTAGGATAAGTTAATGGTGCTTCCCAAAGATATGTTGTTTCATTTTTAGTCCAACTGTTAAATGGTTGTGGGGCATAAAAGCCTACGCCATCGTAATGAAAACCTATACCTGCAAAATTTTTTCTTAATGCTTTTGTTTGGTCAGCACTTTCTGTATTTGAGTTAGGTTCATAATGTTTGCCACCACGCGTATTATAAGAAGTTTGAACCCATTCACCTGCAGAATCATCTACAAATGTGTCAAAAAAATCGGCTTCAGCAACAATTACTTTTGTTACTTTTCCATCTACTATTTTTGCATAATGAGCCATAATTTTATCCTATAATTGATACCTTACTATTACAACACCAGAGCCGCCAGCACCTTCTGTAAATGAAGATGTAACTTCACCAGCACCGCCTCCACCACCAGTATTGCCTTGTCCAGCCACTCCACTAGCGCCATCTTCGGCAGCGTATGACCTGCCACCTCCACCTTGACCGCCACCATTAATACCAGTAGTTTGATATCCTCCTGCTCCACCACCAGCATAATAACCGCTATCACCAGTAGATGTTGCTGTAGCCCAAGTAGAATAGTTTAAGCCATCTCCTCCATAACCATTTCCATCTGTGTTACCAGCTTCGCCAGCACCTCCGCCGCCGCCGCCATAGTCATTGGATTCACTACCATTACCACCAGCATTACCTTGTCCAGAAGTTCCAGAAGCACCAGTACCGTCACTTTCTTGTCCACCTCCACCACTGCCACCACTAGTAGGGGAATTACTATTACCGCCGCCACCGCCACCGCCAATTGCGGTTAATCCAAAAGCAGAACTATTGTTTCCAGAGTTTCCAACTCTATCAACTTGGGTACCTGATGTTCCTTGATTTGCACCACCAGCACCAACAACAATAGAATATCCTGTTACTGAAAGTGTTGATGTTGTACCTTGTAATAATCCACCAGCACCTCCGCCACCACCAGGCCCTCCAATGGCGCAACCACCAGCACCGCCACCAGCAACTATTAGATATTCTACTTGTTGACTGATTGTATTAGTAAATGTTCCAGATGAAGTAAATGCGTGATACCTATAACCGCCAGATTCCGATATTGTTCCTCCAGAAGGTAAAGCTATGGCTGTTGTAGTTTGATTTCCTGAAGTTGCACCATCACTATTTGTAACTTTAATTGTAACTACATTACCACCTGTTACATTGTTATAAACAGCGGCAGAAACCGTAACTGTAGCACTAGTATCACTAGTAGGAGTTACAGTAACATCTTCATCAATTCCATCTGATGATTGTAAAAAGTTGACGACAAGATTTGCAGTTAAAAAGTTTGTACCAGTTAAAGTTAATGTAGATGTTGCACCAGCATATATTGTTCCAGTAACATTTGTTAATGTAGGAATAGCAGATGAAATTTTTAACCAATTTGAACCATTAGAAAAGTAAATTGTATCATCATCAGCGTTGTATCTTATATGACCTTCTTTTGTAGATGCAGTTGGTGCTTGTGCAGCAGTACCTACTGGTAAGCCAAATGATTCAGTGTTACCTGTTAGGTCAATAGTGTTTCCATTACCATCAAGATCGCCGCCTAACTGTGGAGTCGTATCCCCTACTACATCTGAAATAATTGTAGTTGGTTCTAGGTCACCACTTGTGCTGTTGTAGGCCAATACTTGACCGTTAGTAATACCTGCAAGGCTTACATCATTAGCATCCCCTACGCTAAAGTTAGCCAATGCAAATGTGCCGTATGCAATAATGTCTACGGTATCTGTACCTGATGCACCAATCGCACTAGCAAATACAATGCTTGTACCTGAAGTTGCTGTGATGTCAGTGCCATTAACCATCTTGACACCGTTTAAGTACACATCAACATAACCTGCGTCATAGGCTAATGTGCTGCCAGAATCGTCTGTACCTGTAATTGTGGTGGTACTTGAGGATACTGTGAAAATAAATCTGTCTGCTGTACCGTTTACGCTAGACCCTGTAGACACCCACCCGCCAGATGAGTAAACCTTCATCGTGTCTGTGGATGTATCAAAATACAAATCACCCACCTGAAGGGCTGATGAATCTGCTCTTGTTGTAGGTGGTGTTGCTGATGCTCCAATGTACACATCTGCAAAATTTGTAATATCAGTAACGTTATTTGCTGCAGTTGTTACATCTGCTGATATACCCGCAACTGTAGTTACGTTTGATGAAATCCCCGCAACTGTATTGATGTTTGCTGCATTAGAATTTACAGCGTTAATATTTGTTTCGTTGCCTGCTACTGAATTTACATTTGCAATGTTAGTAGCAACCGTACCGATATTGTCTGAACCTGCTAAGTCTGTAGCAACAGTACCAATATCTGTAGCATCACCTGCTACTGCAGTAACATCAGATGAAATACCTGCTACGGTATTAACATTTGAAATATTTGTGCCAACGTTATTTACATTAGTAATGTTGGTAGCAACTGTGCCAATAGTATCTGTGCCAGTAAGGTTAGTAGCGATTGTTCCAATATTAGATGTATCACCTGCAACCGTAGTTACATTGCTGCTTATTCCTGCAACTGTTGTTGTGTCACCAGAAATACCTGCCACCGTAGTAACATCGCTTGATATGCCTGCTACTGTGGTTACATCACTAGAAATACCTGCAACGGTATTGATGTTAGTTTGTGCTGATACAGTTGGGGTCAATTGATACCACGTTGTAGTACCAAGATCATAGACCATCATGTAATTGCTAGTAGTATTAAAGAACAATGCACCGTCTTGTAGTGCATCACCGTCATTGTCTACTGTAGGTGCAGTTGCTTTTGCGCCTAGGTAAGCATCATCAAAGTTGTCGTATATTGCTGCTGCTGCCGCTTCACTTGCTGCCGCATTACTTTCGCTTGTAGCCGCTGCTGACTCACTAGCCGCTGCCGCTGATTCGGATGCTGCCGCTGCTGATTCTGAAGCCGCTGCTGCAGTTTCGCTTGCTGCTGCTGCTGTAGCACTGGCAGCCGATGCTGTTGCACTAGATGCTGATGCTGTGGCTGATGATGCTGCTGCGCTTGCACTTGATGTTGCTGATGCAGCGTCTACCAATAAATCCCATTTAGCACTGTCTGTGTTGCTAGTAAGTGGCTGTGCGCCTGAAGAAGTATGTGCAGTATTACAAATAAAAATATTGTTTGTAGAAGTATCTTTGACAATATCACGGGCATAATAAGCCGTTGAGCCTGACCAATCACCTTTATAAGTACCTAATTCTTGAGTAACAGCAATCTCACCGCTACCGTCAAAGGCTAGAATTTTGTTAGCACGCGTTGCTGCATCCACTGTAAATTCAGTAGATGTCATTGAGTTAGTACGCGATAGTTTGATTGATCGGTCTACTTCTTCCTGCAATTCTTGTGCAATCAAGATAGATCGGTCAAATGCACCTTCTACGGTTTCTGCTGTGAATGGGTCATTTTCTACTAGGTCAACAGTTTGCGTCTGTGTAGTTTCACGCCTTAATACTACTGTTTCCGTAGATGATGGGGCTGTTCCAAAGGTTACGTTACCGCCACTTGCTGTACCTGCACCTGATACGGTGTAGTCAGTTGTCAAAGTTTTGACAGTTTCAGTACCGTTGGCAGCACGAATAATGACTTGAATATCGGCATCCGCTAGGATTTTAAAAGTGTAAGCAAAGACAGTCTGGCTTCCATCGCCAGAATAACTGTTTTTGATCGTTGTAGTCGATATAGTCATTTTTTACCTCCTATCATACCACTATTCCCCGCTAAACAACAGTGGAAAATCTTTAGGGTTTTCTTGAACAAAGTTTTGTATGTTTTTAATAATCAACGCTTGTTTCTTCCTATCTGTTTCGCTCAATAGCAGTTGTAGTAAATCCGTTCCACCTGATACTTTACCAATTTGCTTACGCAATAAAGTATTATTTTTAATATAATTTTTTCTTTTTGCAATCACTGTGATTTCTTCTGTTGTTAATTTTTCATCACTAGCGTCTAAAATCTTTTTTATTGCACCTCTAAAGATCAGGTTTTCTCTGCTCTTTTCCCTGTCCAAAAGTTTCAGGTCTTTGTATATATCCATTTTAACAGGATGTTCGCCAACCTTTAGAAAAACATTTGCCATTTCACCTGCTAGTGGGATACGCAATATTTCTTCTAATTCACTAACAATCTCTGTTGGGTCATCAGAACGCAGTCTGTAGATACTGCCACCACCATAAGTATTCCACATGTACTTTAACGCTTCTTTGGTGGTTTCTGAATTCTGTGCATTCCATACATCTTCATTTAAAGCGTACTCACCCCTGAAATTATCAAGCGGATTGCCACCAGTAGCAAAGGTTATTGTATCTTTTAGGAATGGGAAGATTGGGTTCATACTAGGCAATACATCACTTTCCAGTGCTTTCAAGAAGTTTGATGGGCCTATTTCACCTTCACCAAAGGTAGCGTCCATAAAAAGACCAATAAAGCCATTCATCACACGGGCTGATTCGTCCTGTGGAATACGCCAGTAAACTGGTCTGCCTTCTTTGGTGTAAGCAATCGGAATGACGATGTAGTTTTGCTCATCGTATTCTGATACGCCTTTGTAGAACCAGTACAGTCCACTACCAAATACACCATATTTCATCATCTTCTGAAGCACCTTAGGTGCTACGTTGTAGGCTACAAATTTACCTGTGACTGACAATGGGTCTTCACGCAGTCTTACATAGTCTGCCCTGATACCTTCTTTCATAGCATTTGAGAATATCAGCATATTATTAGTTAGTTGATGATACCGTGCAGTACGCAGGAACGCAGGTGACCCTACATCTGCTTGTATTTTTAGCATCATTTCCTGTGTAGACATGCTAATTTCACCGCGTGCAATCATATCTCTTAGATATGCAGCACCCGCTACTTTAGGCGCACGTTCCAAGAATTTAGCAAAGTCACTAATGTGTTGGAAAAAACGGCCCATTGTTCTGTCATACAAAGACTCATACTCTTTTGGAGTAAGACGCTGCATCATTTTTTCAGTGACATACTGGTCTGGCGTAATGGTCTTGTTGTCTAACAGTTTTTGAATGTGTGCTTCCCCTGCTTTGCCTCGATAGCCTTCTACCTGTGCAATTAGGAAACCTTGTTCTTCCATCCAACGTGTTAACTCTGTACCTTTCCTATCGCCAAAAATAGACTTCCATGTAGGCTTTAGGTTCATAAAGAAATATTTGACGTATGAGTTTTTAAACCCGCCTGCTATGTCGAAATAACGTGCTTTAGGCAAGTTTCTAACTGCACGCCCAATATCTCTAAATGTGTTCTTTTGCCAGAATTTAGGGTTGTATTCTGTATAGATGGTTCTGAAGAAATTGTTAGACGATTGAACGTACTTCATCCACTGCATTGCTACATGCGGATTACGCTCAAATGCTACGGCTGCAAACTTATTGATGTGATAGTAAACGTATTTACCGTTACGCATGTACGCAACAGTCTTCATACCTACTGGTGCAGGTTCTACTCTACCTTTGTCAACATACTTGGCTTTTTGAACAACCTTATCTTTCCATTGACCTCCAACTTCTTTAGCCATTTTTTCTGCATCAAATGACTCAATCCAATCTTTGTTTTTGCCCATCCATTGAATAGCATCGTGAATCATACGGTTACGCTTTAACTCACCCATAATGAGCAAGTCTTTTTGTAGCGTAGCAAGTAATGGGTCAACAATATCTGACAACGTTCCTTCAGCCTTTTTACTGAATGATGCAGATGAAATGTTTTGACCGCCTGATCTATTCAATCTATCAAGAGCGTACTTCAACACATTGAACGTAATGTATTCTTCGTTGTTCAGAATTTTGTTAAGTGTTTCTTTGTCAAACGCACCACTTTCCTTAATCAATGGATGTAAGTAACGTTTACGAATTTCATAAAATTTAGTGGCTGCTTGGTCTAGTAGTGGGTGTTCTTTAGCAAACCATTGATAAGCCTCTAGTGGAGTACGCTCCCCTACAAACTCATTCATTATGGCTTCACCTTCTTTGCCTATAGCCTTTAATTGTGACCATAGACCCATTGGGTTTGCTTTACCCATACGCTGTTGTGATACCGCAAGGTTACGCAACAACAACATAGCAGATAGCATGCTTGAGTTGTAACCCGCTGCTTCTATTGGTCGCACTACTTCAGCATCCATTGTTTCTGCATAACGCTGCATACCTGCATGTCGATACCTGTAGTTTTCCATACGGGCATTTAGGTTCAGCGTTTCTTTGTCCATCCAACGGCTTTGACCAGTTTTGTTCTTACCCCACATGCCGTTTTGTCCACCAAAACGTCTGTAGAACCAAGCCATTGTGTCTAGTAGATCAATCTCAATTGCATCACGGCTGTTAGGCTTCCATGCTTCTTCCATGCCTTTGAAGATTTGAGTTTTACTATCTACAAATTTATTAGCGATACGCGTAACCATTGCTGAGTAACGTGCATCTGAACCTGCGTTAATTTGGTTCTGTAACTTCTCATACTGCGCCTTCACTTCTGGACGCTTGTACATGTGATAGTTAAACAATTGCCAAGACTTTGGTGCGTTGACCATTGTCCATTGTGGACGCAGCAAAAACGCCATCATAAAGTCAGCCATCAATTCCCTAGGATTATCACGATATGCTGTGTATTTAGGGTCTGCTGCTCTATCAAATGGTTTCCATTGCTGTGATAGTGCTTTTAATTCAGTAGTAATTTCTTCACGGCTAACCAATCCACGTTCACGGATTTCAGTTTCAAATTTACGCTTAAAGATTTCTGCTGCTTCTTCAGACAGTTTACCTTCTGCTTCAGTTGATGGTTTCTTGCCGTTAATTCGATCAACCAGTGCTTTGATGTGCGGGTCAATCATGCCTCGCATAGCACTACGCGTAATCATCTTCTTGAGTTTTCCGTCTAACTTAGCAAACGCTTCATAAAACTCAGGGTCAATCTTATTTCTAATATCTGGGTCACGGAAGATGTCGAGGATTTTTTGAGGAGTAATTTTAAGGTCTTCCGTGATTTCTTTATCTACCTTCTTCTCAAACTTAGCGGCCTCAATCTCTGCCTCACGTTTCATGGCTTCGATTTCTTTACGCTCTAACGGTTTTGCACCGTCTGCTTTACCGTCAATCCATTTGTTCAAGTAACCTTTCAAGGCTGCCATTGAGCCAAGAATGTTACCTTTCTTCATGGTTTCTTGAGGTAGGTAGTCAATTAGGTGTCCAATCTCATGCGCTAGTGTCATGGTGAAATCTTTAGGATTTTCAGCCAACGCACGATTGACAATAACTTTTAGTTCTTCCTTTGGTATCGGCATTTGTTTGCCTTTCTTACCAAACTGGAAGTAACCACGCAGAGTAGGGCCAAGTTTTTCTACTGCAGGTGTTTTGTTAATTAGGATTTCCACCAATTCAACAAGATCAAATGTATCTAGCCCTTTAGCGTTGTTGTAAAATTTTTTGTATGGTGAATTCAGTAATGGCATGTTTGGCGGTACTTCTGCACCACCACCTGTAGATGGTTCGTTAGGTACGCCCCATTCTTCACCGCCTTTACTGCTATAAACACGTTCTTCTGCTGCTCCACCTTTAACGTCTGATTCAGCAAATACTTTGTCTTTAGCACCTACATGTGTGTTGTAGTAGTTAGTTGCTTGTTGTTCTGGCTGACCTTTAAGTTTTTCAGTCTTAAATGCAGCAACAACACGCCTTGTCTTTTGGTCAAGCACCATCAACACATCACCACTTAATAGGATTTGTGTTTTCTCTGGTGTTTTAAAATCTGTTACGCCTTTGTAATCTACGCTTTTAATGTATTTAGTTTGCTGTATTGCTTCATAAATAGCCTTTGGAATAGCAAACATTCCACCTTGGTTGTCACGCAGAATGTATGAATCTGCCTTAACACCTGATGGGCCATCTTTAGTGACTTCATAAACTACATCTACACGGCTGCCAGTTTCTTTTGCTTTTGGTGCATGCTGCGATACCCATTCACCAATAACCACATCAGGGCTACCATCACGGCTTTCTCTTAGTGGCGCACGGGCTTTGTACCCAGAATCAAATGTTTTACCAAATGCTGTTGTATCAATAACGTATTTGGTATTGCCTTCTACTCTACCAAATGCTGTAAAACCACCGCTGCCTTCACCAACGTATGTTTCCATAGTGGAATCAAGCACCTTGATTTCTTCAGGTGATTCTTTCCATTTGATTGATAATTGCTTTTTAGGTACTTGCAGTTCAACAATGTCAGTGTTGTATTCACCGTTTTGTTGACGTTCTTTGAAGTTAGTTTCAACTCTTTCAGTAATTTCAATCTTACCGTCTTTGCCTACAGTAACTTGCTCAGTACCCGCTTTAGGTGCTGTTTGAATATCAATTTCTTTAACATGTACAACTTCACCATTTTCTAACTCAACTTTAAGAATAATCTCACCGTTGATTTCTTCACGGGCTTTGACAATACCTTCTCTTGAACCAGAGCCTTCTACAGCAACTTTAGCCTCTAATTCTACTTTAGGTGCTTCAATCAATTTGATATTGGCTTCTTCTTCAAGACCCTTAATAAAGGCTTCGTTAAGTTCGCCTAATGCACGGGGTTCTTGTACATCGGGGTCTAATAAGTCTGCTTTTACATCATCACGCTTTTCTGCAAGCGTTTGCATATCACGCGGATGAATGCCGTATGTTTTGTAGATATGGTACAGTTTGTTGATACCGCTACCTGCGTAGTGGATACCAAAGATCAATACTGCAGCATGTGCAAAATCTTTACGCGTTGGTACTTGACCTTCTAACACTGAAGAAAGTGTCACCATTGTGGCAACTTCACCTGCTATCTGTGTCTTACGTCCGCCGCCTAATCCTTTAATGTATTTACCTGTACCGTATGTTGCAGCACCTACAGTTGTGTATTTACCAAATGTTTTTAGTGTCTGCACACGCATGATTTCATCAAGCAATTCATCAAAATCGTTGACTTCACCATTCATCATGGCACGCATGTAAACATCACGGATAGTTTCTGGTAGACCAAACGCTGTTCCCATTGCTATAAAGGGAGTCGCGGGGGCTGCAGCACCACCAGTGGCGGCTGTTGTTCCCGCACCAATACCTAATCCACCAACAAAACCTAGGCCCATAACAGGTAGGTCATTTACTAGCGTAACGGCACTTTGCACTATTTCTTGTGGGAAATTCTGTGCTTGGTGCATAAAGATTTGTTCATAGGCTTGTTGTGGGTCTATATCGTCTACTGTTACTGCAGTGTGGTATGCCTCAATAAGACCTAGTGTAGATAGTTGGTAACCTGCGCCAAATACGTTTCGATCACCCGCACCACCAGTGTATTTAATAAACTTCTTACCTACGCTTGAATCCTTGATGTATTTGGTAATCCACCAATCATCATCTTCTGGTCTTAGGTTTGATGAAGACCATGTAGCAAGTTCTGGTAAAGAATACTCATAATTCAAAGTATTCCACGAACCCATAAATGAATTTACACGTTCTTTGAATATAGTTTCATCACGCCCCTTTTGAGGCACAAAATTTGCACCTGTTATTTCTTTGTACTCAGCCTCTAAAGCCTCATTTTCTTTCTTTAAGCCTTTTAACAATTCTTCTTGATAAGCAAGTGATTCTTTTGCTTTTTCTACATCGCCTATATTGTTGTCAATTTGATCTAACAAAGACTTGGCAATTGCTGTTTGATTATCAGAACGTTTTAGGAAATCTTCGTTTTTTGCTTCCCATGCAGCCAATTTTTTTTGATCTACAACAAATTCTGTTTTAGGCGCAGGGTTATAGTAATCTGTGTACAGCGCAGTCAGTGCATCTTTATCACCCCTAGCACCTTTCAAGATATATGCCTGTGCTTCAGGGTTCATTGATATTTTAATCAACGCCAATGCACGTTGGGCATCTAGTGATAGTTTTGTAGGGTCTTTATGCGTATAAGCCAGTTCCATCCATTTTGGCATCTTCCAATCTGGATTACTTGCTTTTGCCACATTACCGTAATAATTAAGCAAACTAGGCATTTCTTCATTAGACAGTTGGAATACACCGCCTTTTGTGCCTGCTTCGTTATAGATATTACGGTTGCCTGATTCAATACTGGCAATAAATGATACAAATTCGTTCAGTGTGCCTACATCATCATCTTCTAGGCTTTGTGCGTTTTTGATGGAATTAAGCACTAGCATACTGCTAGGCCCAGTAGTTACCGTAGTATTTAGAATAGGTATCTTTGCATCTTCTGTTGGTCTGTAGATGACACCCATCTGTTGACCATCACGCACAGGTTTTTTACGATTTCTGTTATAAATTTTTCTTTCGCTATCGGATAATTGGTCATAGTAAATCAGACCTTTTTCCTTCATTTCGGCTTCAGTTTTTTCTTTTGCTGCTTGTTGTTCAGCAATCGTTTGAAATAACTGCGTGTTGTAATCTGGTGTAGGTACGTTCTGAAACGGCACTAAACTAGATTTGTTGTTTATGATTTGATCTGTTGATGTAATGGCTTTATTTGCACTAAAGTTAACACTGTCACCTTCTTTGATTGGCTTGTTTTCATCCGTAATAGATGAATTGTTAACTTTATTACTTGCATTTGCACTACTTGGGTTCTTTTCAGCCTGCTTTTCTGCCCAAGTCTTACTTACATCTTGACCTGCGTTAAGTGATTCGCCTTCAGTATTTACTGATTGATGCAGCGGATGAACGTCACCATCAGTCAATGGCGCAACAGTAGTACGTTCAATACCGTAGAATTTATCAATTTGATTGTCAGAAAACCCTGCTTGTTTTAGTAGGGGTCTTTGCTCATCAATATGACCTAGGATAGATTCATCATCAAAGCCTGCTGCTTTAAGTTGTGATGCTGTAATCCCTATTGCCATTATTCATTCCCTGTAGGTAAAACGATCATATTTTGAGTGCTAGTACCGCCTACTACATCACTTTGCATAAATGATGGCAAGCCTGTCTTAGATTGTGCTTGTTTTTTATTCCAAGCCTGTAATCTCAAAAGATAATCATTGATGCTTTCATTATCACCTCTAGGGGGTACTTGATTCTGTGTATTGGTTGTTTGTACCGATGTTTGGTAATTTGCCCAACCCACAGGGTCAATTCTGTAATCGCCAAACTTTTTAGTGTCTTCATCTGCACTGATAAAGGCTTTTGCTTTGGCTTCATAGTTTCTGATCTTGTCAGTCTTAACTTGATCTTTGTACACCTGAACAATGTCATTGATGATGTAATGAGGGCTTTTAGTGTTCAGCAACATATCTGACATAGATATGCCTTTTTTCTCACCTTCAGCAATCAATCGTGTCAAATTATTGACAGCAGTGTATGCAGTAGCATCTACGCCACTACCAAAGATTGATGCAAGTACACTGTCTACGTTTTGAGCGTCAAGATTTTGACCTTGTATTGCATCCATTAAATTAGGGTCTGCGCCTGCTTCTTTTAGCACTACTTTTATAGCATTTTTGTACATTGATACTTTGTGTGCATTAGCATCTTTTTGTTGCTTCTCAATTGTTCCAACAAGCGTATCGCCCCTTGTAGGCTTTATCTTACCTTCAGCAACTAATTTCAAAACAACTGATTTTTCTTCTTCAGTATCAATAGCACCACTTAACACCATTGCAGTTACAATAGCGTCTGTTTGCTGACCTTCTGCAGTATCCCAATATTTAGTTTTGTCTTTAAGTGCTTTAATAGCCGCTAGATAATCTGCGTTAAGTTTTTTCTTCTGGTCACCTGATAGATTTGATTTGTTTACATCTTCCATAAATGTAGCATCAGGTACGCCAGTGTAGACCTTACCTAACCTAGCATTAAAACTGTCTGATGTATTTCTGTCATTTACAGCAATTTGGTTAGTATCAAACGTATCTTGTTCAGCAGACTTTTGCTGTGCATTTTTAATAAAATCAGCACGCGCAGGGTCATCTACAGTAAGTTCATTGCCCTGTACGTCATACATTTTGACAGTTGGGTCTGCAGCACGTTCTGCTACTTTTGACCAATCTGTTGCTGTTACGCCTTGTGGGTTTTTGTAAATAGGTGTTTTACCATTTTCACCAGACTGCAATAACATCATCTGATTGTTACTTTTGGCTAATAGTTCATCATAGCCAGTAGCCAATGTTCCTTGGTCAAATGTTGCAAGACCAGAATATTTAGCAAATGTGCCGTTTTCCCATTCCTGCCAGTTACCTGTTACTTGTGCTACAGATGTCGATGTTTCAATAGATTTCGTTGTAGCGTCATAATTAGTATTGTAAGCCGTTACAGACTGAGCATTACGCGCTTTAGATATATTTCCTTGTACAGCAACTTTACCCTGCATGTATGCTTTGTTATGGAACGGTTCGTATTGTTCCCAAGCATATTGGTCAAAATTACCTTTTTTATCAGTAAACCTATCTTTTTTGACTTTAGCAGTATGTTTGTTCCACATACCATCATAGTCAGGTTGAAAATTGTTGTAGTCTTTACGTTGCTCTAAACCAAAATTAAAGTCATTAGCCGCCATAAGACTATCGCCTTCAGCCAATGTTTTAAGATTAGTAATCTCTTGGTCACGCAGTTTCAGTTCAATTTCTTGTTTAGCAGCCGCAAATTGCGTAATAGAATCCAACATGGTTTTACCCAAGTTAGCCATGCCTTGTGCGCTGCCAACACCTGTAGTTAGCGATCTACCGCTTTGAATTGGTGCTGAACCTAAGTTACTTGTATAACGAGGTATTTTCATTATGTGACCACCCCTTTACTGTTCAGTAACTTTTGATTTTGTTGATATGTTCCTACTGAGGCTGCGGTACTAAACAATGACTGACCAATAGCAAAATTAGCATTGGCTATTTCACCTGCTAGTTCTGCATCTTGTGCCTGTGTTTTAGTCCATAGACCTTTTTCCAAATACCACATATCTGTTTCAAATTCTTCTATGTCTGCCTGTGCTACAAGCAAACTACTGCCCGTAAACATCTGTGCGCCTGATGCACCTGATGTAGCACGCGCCAAACTTAAACGTTTCTTTTCTTCAGTTAAACGTTTTTGTTTTTCGTAATTGAAGTTAAGTTCATTCTCATATTTACGCCAAGCGTCATTGGCTCTGAGATTCTTCTTCTGTTGTTGGATACCCATAACGGTGACTGCTGTAGAAGCAACCATTGCAGGTATAACCCACCATGCCATATCAGTATCCTCCTTTAATCACTGGTCACCAACGTTCCTGTTATACCAAGAACAGTCATTGGTAGCGGCTGAGTTTGTTCAACCGTTATCTGACCTTCCCTGTTCCAACCTAAATTAGTTACACGTTTATCACCTGTAAAGGCAGGTATGTTTTGCCCTACTGGTGTAGACGATGATCTAAAAGGTACTTGGTCACCGTTTATTGTTACACCGACAGTTTCGTACAATCTAACTGCCACTTCATTCCATCGTTTAGGTCTGTTTTGTGCAGACCCCGCTGATGCTCCTGCTTCAACACGCATAGTAACCATTTTACTGGTATATCCTAAACCTATCTCAACATTTTGATACCCTGAAGTAGATGGTAATGTTACGGTAATTTCACCGTTAGTTACCGTCTGATTTGGATACACTGCATCACCTACTAGCACCTGTACACTTTCACCTTCCAAATGGTCTAAGTTTGTTAGTGTTCCAGATGTGCCATTTACTAATCCGTTCAACGTAGAATCCATGTTAAGTAATGGGTCTAAGTATTCGACATACTGTACTTTTTCACCATTGATAGTACGCTCAACAACAACCCATACTTCAGTTGTATCACCAACTGGAATTGAAGCAACTGATTTTACTTTGGCATGGTTTTTAATAATGTGTGTGCCTGACCCTGTACCAATCTGATGTACGGTACGATCTACGGCTTGTTTATAAGTTCTTGCTAATTCAATAGTGTCTGCATCTACTGCAATCACATAATACGTTTGACCATTAACAAGACCATTGATGTCATCATTGCCGTTGTTGTCGTAAATAATTGGGTCACCTGTTGTGTACCCATGTGCTGTTATTGTGAAATAACCATTTTGTAGGCTATCACTGCCGTAATCTGTCAAATCTGTAGCAGTGTCAATTTCGTGACTAATATAACCGCCAAGGATATGACGATGCCATGCTACAACGTCTTCTTCACGTTTATAAGTCATTCCTAATAGAACACCATCATCACGCACTGCCCAATAAATACTTTCAGGTTCTTGAGCGTATGTAACGTCTGTAATCCCTGTACCTGTAATATGTTCCGCTAATAGACACATATCTGGCGCAGCATACGCATCATCTTCAAATTGATACGCAAACTCACGAATTTTCTTACGTTCTTTTTGTACGAATAAAACTACGTTACCGATTTGGATAGGTTCTGTAGTCCATCCACCGTATGTAGTCTGTTGCGTAATTGTCACATTATCTGGCTTTAGTGGTTCACCAGTAGGTCTACCTACCTTAAATTCACCGCCTGCAGTGCCTACAACAAGGTCACGGGCAGGTGCTAACCAACGAATTACGTTAACTTTGTTTGCTGCAATTGTGTAAATAAACGCATCTGCAGCGTCACCCGCGCCTGCATCAAAGTCTGTGTACAGCCCTGATTGGGATGCCCAGATTGTTTGGGGAAAATATGTTGAGCCTGCGAATACTAAACGCTGCTCATAAAATGATACTGTACGCGGGTAACCTGTGTGTTCTGACCATGCGCCTAATGCCCATTCTGTTGTAGCGGCAGCAGAGCCTATATCTTTTTTAATTTCCCATGTAACTTGGGTATTTGACGTATATCCTGTAATTACGCCCCAACCATCTTTCATCTTTACCAAACGTCCAATATCGTCTGTATGGAAGCCTGTTAGAGTGCCAACATCAGGAAATGCGCCAGAAGCCGTTAAAGTACGTCCTGTGCCTACGCCTGTAGCAGATGAAGTAAATGTAAAACTTGAAGTGTTATCGTCTAAAAAAGGGCCGCCTTCAAACGTTTCATCACCAATTGTCCATGATGTATGCCCTGTACGGGTTAGTTTTTGCGGCGGCAGCGTTTCATGCACGATGTACATGATGTCCGCTGATTGCGTGTACTGAATCTCATAAAGCATGCTTTCAGTAATGCTAGTAGAGATTTCATATATTTTGTTTCCAACACCACCTGATGTGTATGCCGTATATGCGCTGCTGTCAATATTGTTACCATCAAGGTCTTGCAATGCAAAAGTATTTGTAGATGCTGATGCTACTTTGTATCGTTTGCCATTGATCTCAGTCATACCAACAACTTCAGTGATAATAACTTCATCACCGTTGCTGTATCCGTGACTTGCTGATGTAACTACTGCAGGATTAGCCTGTGTAATGGCTGTAATTGTTTTATCGTTTTCAGTAATAATACCGTTGTCTTTGTAGAAACGGATATATTGGTCACCAAACTCTAATATGTAACTTTGCTCAACGTTAAATTCAAATGGAATCAAACGTATTGTTGCTGTGTGATCTTTTACTGGGCCAACGTATTTAGTGCCATATCTACGCGCTGCACCCCCTTGTGGGAATACAGTCATGTTCTCAAGTGTTTCTAGGCCATTAGCATATTTTTTAAAGTCAATCTGACCTGCTAACTTGGGGGTTAGTTCACCTGCTGTAAAATTTGATTGAAACGGATGTACCCTAGCCATTATTTTCTAAAGTCCGTAAATGTTGTTGAAACTAGGTCATCAATAAATCCTTCTTGACCATCAACACTACGGGCTTCAGATAGTTTGGCTTGATACATTTTTTCCATCTGCGCCTGTAGTTGTGCGCTTCCTGTTATTGCATACGCTAAATCTACAGCCAACTTAGATGTAAGGGTTTCTACAAACATTGCATCAAATAGCGTTGGGTCAGTGATTCGCGCTATGTACAAAATCTTTGCTGTACTTTCATCAGTCAGCAAGACCCTGCCATTAGTTGCATCGTTCTCAATCTTGAATATGTAATCTGGATAACTCATTTCCAACACACGCAAACAATATGGGTCTGTTGGTAGCGCATACATGTAGTTAAAGCCGTATGCGGGAGTATCAGATAACTGAGGCAAAGACGCTCTAGTTATCGCAAAATTCCAAGGATGTGCGCGTAGTACAGTGTCACGCGCATCTGGGAAAAAGGCATTACAAAGACGCGCTCTTTCTGTATCGTCAGTAAGACTTGTGATAGGTGCATCACCTAACCGTCTTAAAGCATTACTACATATTGATACGTCTGTTGCCATACTAATCCCTTTAATAAAGGCAGGGGGGTTTTTACGCCCCCCAACCTAATGTTACTTAGTCGGTAACGTATTGCATGCTAAGTACGATAGTACCTGTGCCTGCTGCGCCACCCATAGTAACTGTTACTGGCATACCAGTTGCATCAGCATCAACTTCTAAACCGTAGTTTAGAGCCAATGTTGCTGCACAATCTGCAAGTCCTGCTGAAGCAGAAGATGCTGCTGCTTTGAAAGCCGCTGCACCCGCTGATACTGCTGAACCTGAAGAATCAGTATGCGCTGCATAACCTACAGAGAGAGTTGTAGATGAACCTAGTGCATCGTGTGCAATAGTTCCGCCAACAATCCTTGCTCCGTTAGGCAAGTTGAACATTTCAATGACATCACCAGATGCTAATGAAGACGCTTCATAAGTAGCGTAAGCAATTCGCACCCTTCCTGCCATTTCGTTCGTTTTTACTCGATCAGTTGGGTTGTTTTGACTCCAACTGGTCTTCTGTGCTGAATATACAGTAGCCATGTTTCAACCCTCCTTATTCGTTACAAGCGATTTCTACAACTTTTTCGTCTTCTACTCGCGTAGCACCGATAGTCATTGATAGAAATACCTGAGTTGCATAATTCTTGTCTGCACGTTCAGAGATACGAGTGTTCACATCCTGACCTACAGCAAGCCCGATTCCAGACTGCGTAAACGCCAAAACTTGTCTGTCTGAGTTTGAATCAAGACCTAGACGCTCAGTTCGTAGGAATTTGAATCCTAGATAAGTGTCGATTTGGCCTTGTACCAAACTTTTAACACTTGCGTAATCAGCAGAAGTTACCTTCGTGATGTTAAGCAAGTTAGACATTTGTTTTGAAGTTACTACACAATAGCGTGCTTCATCTGGGTCAACATCGTTAGCATCAAGAATTTCTTTTGCTTCGATTAGTTTTTCCAGAGTAAGACCTGCTGAACCATGTGCAATCTTTTGTGCTGAAGGAAGTGCAACAGTAGTACCGCCACTAACACCGCCAAAAGCGTTGCCTGTTGCTGCACTAATAATTGCATCGTCCATAGCACGGCCCATTGCCCATGCGCCTGCCATTGCGTATTCTGATTGAGGTGAGATAAGCATTCTTACCTTATCTTCATTATCAATCAAATCTGCCCAATCGTAATCGTCCATAGTGACTTTACGTCTTGAGTGTGGTGTGTCCATTCTTGGGGTATCAGAGTGGCGAGAAGTTCGCTTCTGAGCCGCAACAGAACCAATTCGCTCAAAGAAGTGCGATTTACCTGTAACTGTTTCAGTTCTAACCGCATCCCTTAAACGTGAACCTTTCTGCTGCGCCAAGTGGAACACATTACTTTTGTACTGTTCTACAAAAGCAGTTGTGATTTCTACTGACATAGTAGTTCTCCTTTGTTTAAGTTTAACATTTCACGGTTTTTATCCTTTGCAGGGAAACCTTACAGTTAACGCACTGTCGAACGGATTTTAAGGCATCACACCTACAATCAAGGTTGTCCGATTAACGGGCCTTAATAATGTAATTCAAATATACCATATAAGTTGTTAATTACCATGCACTTTTTCCATGAGTTGACGCATACGTTCCACAGCCGTTCTGTGGTCTGGGTGTTTTGCATCAAAATATGGATGATTTGCATTAGCAAATGTTGCACTAATTTCGTCCTGCGCGTCCAACCTATTGGCTGCTAGAGTATTATTCTGCGTATTTTGCGTCATATCCTCTGTGACTTCAGCACCTAATCGTGCAAACAACTTAATTACCGCAGGGTGGTTACCTGCAGTGGTATTCATAAGTTCCATCATTTCATCATCGCCGTAAACCTGCAATGCACGTTGTGCGGCTTTAATATTTTTACTGTAATCAAGACCCCATTCTTGCTTCAGATAAGTTTCTGTTTCTTCTTTCTGAGCAGCAAGCATAGCAGGTTCGTTTTCCAACTGGCCTTGAATTGCACCTGCTTGGTAGTTAATCAAAGCATCTACTTGTTTTTGATTAAGACCAATTTCGTGCGCTACATTTTTAAATTGATTTAGTTCATTATCACCAAAATACGATTCCATGCCTTCAGGCACTTTGGTTTCATATCCTGTCGGTTCATCTGGTCTACCCAGTTTGCCGTACAATTCTTTGAAACCTTCGTCATCTTTTGGAATCGGAATACGGTTACCCATCTGCTTTTGCTGATGAACAACTGTTTTAGCAAGACTTTCTACATCTTTAAAGTTTGATAAAGTAGGGTCGTTTTTAAGATCGTCAGGTAGTGATGATTTCCAATCAAGGTTATCGCCCACTCCTTCAGACCCAAGTAGCGTACCCGCTTCCTGAGTTACCTGTTCTTCGGTGGTAACGGCCTCTGCGTTTTCTGACATTTATGTATCTTTCCTTTCTTTTATCATTGATTTAATGCGTAGAAATAAACTACGCTGTCCTTCCTTGTATGCAGTTGCATACGGGTCAGAAGAAAAACTAATTCTATTCCCGTAGGCTGCCTCCAAGTCTTCTAGCACTTTTTCACCCGCAGGTGTTGAAAAACACTGTTTGTAGTTTTCTACTAACTCAGTGTGTTCTTTGTGCAATTCTTCAAATTGTTCTGCGTCTGCCATTATTTTCTTGTGCCGATCTTAGGAAATCCCTTCTTCATATTTTCGTAATTGTTAGCGGAAATAGTAGATTTGGATTTAGGTCGGCTGATTCCTTTCTTTTTTCTTTCGTTGATGTTGTGATAAAGACCTTTTTTCATTACATCAATTCCCGTTCTGCCTGTTGCGTAGCCTCAGTCATTACATCTTGAACATCTGGGTCTGCAACTGCTTTGGCTGCTTCAGCCTGCATCTTACCTGTTTGTGCTTGCTGTTGTTGTGCCATCATCATTTGTTGTTCCATTGCTGCCTGTGCTTGTGCTTCACGTTTCTCAGCAACGTCTTCCCTAGAAATCAAGATAGATTTAGGTACGCCTAGCAATGTTGCACGCATACGGATTGCTTCATCATGGTTGATGTTGTCCATAATTGTTGGGTCTATCTGCGCTACGTTTGCTGCAAGTTGATATAAACGATCAATTGCTTGTGCTTCTTCCATTCGCTGCGAGCGTGCCAATGGCCCTACATATTCAATATCCATCTTGGCCTCTTGGATATTGTCAGGTGGAGGGAGCAACGCACCTGCTCTGAACATGATGCCAAAGACACGCTCAATCAGCGGGTTGAGAAATTCGCTTTGGAATCTTCCCAACGTTGGGCCAAGAAGACGTTGCATCAGTTCATAACGAACCTGCACTTCTGTTGCAGTCATTTGTGGCCCTTCCTGCAACTGTAATTGATCTGAGTAGTATGCTTGACGAATTGCAGTCCTTAACTGCGTTTCTTTCATGTCCGTGATTTGCCAGTTGCTACCAATCTGTAATGGTTTGATAGCACCGTCATTACGAATAACTGTGATGCCTGCAGGTGTAGTTCTTACTCTGCCAATGACACCATCATCCTGTACCAAAAGTGGGGGGTCAATTGCTTTCGCCCATGCTTTAAGTCCAATCTCTACGGCTTTGTTTAGCGTTTTAATATCTGGTAACGCGTTATAACTTGGTGAACGTCCATAGATTTCACCTGTTGCTTTAGACCAACGCGGTACTAAATATGGGAATTCATTGTAACCACCAGTACGCACAACCATTTTGTCTTCCTGACAAACATGGCAACTGTGGTATTTGAGTTTAGTTGCTACTTTTCCAGTAGCACGCTTGTAATCAATTGATGGTTCTACTGCATGAATAAATACAAATTCTTTTTCAGGTTTGTTTTTTGCAGCCTCTAGGATTTTTTCGCCAAGGTTGTCTTCACCGAATTCTTGTACTGCTTGTCGTGCAGACATTTTGTACTTACGGTACACAGTGTCGATAAATCCATTGTTATTTTCTTGTATGTAAAACTCGTTAATGTGTAATGTTTTGAAATGTATTCCATTGTCTTTAAACCCATCTTTGTGTTCTTCAACAAATAAACACCCAGTACCAATGGATGTTAAATCAAGATACATTTCATGCACTTCAGTATTGAAGTTCGCATCGTTAAATGCGTCATACATACGTCTAGCGGTATCTTCTAACCACAATTGTGTTTGATGATCTTCGTTAGATTGTTTGTCACGCAATTTAATTGAGAACCAAGGCAATGATGGTGAAGTTAGTGTGCCTTGTAGACTTGCTGAGAGCAGAGTGTTTGCAGTTATTGCTGTACTGTCAAAAAGAACCTCAGTACGTTTTTCACCTTTTGCTCTTACTAAAGTAACGTCTGCCTTACGCGGCATTACATAGTCAAGGATTTCCTGCCAATGGTCTTCCCAAGTACCTCGGTTAGACTCCATTGCGCCTAGACGTTTTTTTACATAATCAAAAGGGGTTAAAGTATCCATTATGTAATTGTTCCGCCTAACATTGTCTTCTTAGTTTCGGCTTCTTCATCCACGCCCATACCAGAAGTCAAAATAGTTCCATATTGACCTTTTTTTCTAGTAGCCAACATTTTTGCTTTTTCTTCTGCAACCGCTGCCTCTTTCTCTGCTGTACGATCTGTCACTGAAGTATCTACAGGTGGCGGCATTGCAGGTGATGATTTCATACCCATCTGCATTCCTCCTTTAATATTCCGTAAAGGGCAGCATCAATCCATTTGCCATTTACCTTCATAGTTTTACGAACAACGCCTTCCTTGACAAAGCCTACGCCTGCAAGTAATCTTTCGTTTCTTTCGTATCCATTGACACACATTGCTGTCATTCTACTACATTTACACTGATTGAACGCATAATCAAACATCAATTTTATATTTCTTCGTTGGCACACCCTTGGGTCATCTATTGCCAAGTGAACAAATATGTTATGTCCATCATAGTCTGAAAACAGTAAACAACCTAATATTTCGTCTGTTTCAGTTTCTACAAATAAAATAAACCTATCCGTTTCTTCTGCTTCACGCAGAATATGCGCTCTAGGCGCAATATAATCGTATGCACGCTCCCGTATTTCTGCGTCAACGCGCACTTCGATCATTATGCTGCGCCGTAATTAGTTTTCCGTCTACGTCTTCCACCTTGAGAAGCACCACCAAGAACAGTTTTAGCAACGTTTGCTTCTTCTTCAACGCCTGCTGCTCCTGTCATCATAGTGCTGCCACCATATCCTGCGCCTAATGTTGCGCCTTTATCTGCTAGTGCTGCTGCTTTAGCAGTTTGTGCTTCTGCTGCTTTTGCTTCTGCTTTAGCCGCTGCAGGTGCAGGTGCTTGCGCTACTACTGGTGCAGGTGCAGGTTTCTTTGGTGCTAGACCTACGGCTTTTGCAATAGTTCTTACTACTCCGCCCATAGTTTTTCCTTTCCTAAGTTATGCAAACACATTAAAACTACTGTCCGAATATATTTGCGTTGGTTCATAATTTTTAACCCTAGCCTTTCTGACTGACATAATTGCGTATCTTGCTGCAGATATGACATCATCATGCTTAAATACGATTTTACCGTCTTTTCGATGGTACATTCGTAATTCTTCTAGTAACTTACTTTGGTTATTAAATATTTTCAATCTATTAGTCATAAACCGCGTATACATTTCTTGAATCCCCGCTTCAACAGAAATTCCTCCTGAACCTTCTTTTTGACCTGCTGATGGCGGGTTTGTAAAGTGTTCACGCGTCATGTTTACGCCTTCATTACGATATTGCTCTGTCAAACTTTTACCAGAACCTTTGTCTGCCTGTCTTCCGTCCATCGGCCATATTACGGGTATCCAGTTGCCACGCGATTTAATAGCACTAGCGTGCATTGGCACGGCTTCCTGTGACATTGCATAGGTATCGTAGATGTAAATTACATCTGAATCTCTATCCCATGCTGCCCATGCAGCAGCAGTCGGGTGATCCCATCCAAAATCAAGACCACAAATTCTAGGCCAAAACTCTGGTATTTCAATTGGGTCACAAATCATATCTGCTTCAGGTAATGGAAATACCAAGCCTGAACCTAATTGCGGAATACCTTGTTCACGCATTTTACGTTCATGTGGGGGTAGCGCAGCTAATATTTGTTGACGCACCTCGGCAGTCATGTGTGGTGCATCATCCCACCCTGCCTGTATGAGAGCCTGCCCATCCCTTAGATCATTGACAAACTGCGCTACAGTTTCAGTCATACCGCTTTCTGGAGTAAATGTCATGTAGACAATTCCGCCTTTATCAGCAGTACGCGTCAATGATTGAGTATATATTGATGATGGTGGTTCTTCGTCTAGCCAAATAACGTCTAGCGATTCACCCATCCATTTTTCTTTGCCCATTTCGTAGGCTTTGAATGCTAATCGTGACCATCCGCCTGTTACATGTTTAATGACAAGGCTGTTCATGGCATTTGGTACACCTGCTTTTCGTACCGTTTCACCGATTAACCTTAGTGGAATAGACCCAGTACCTTTAGCCGTAGGGTCATCAGGTTGCCCTACCAGTTCTTTTTGGCATATATCACGGGTAGTTTCGTTAGATGCGCCACCCGCCCATGCCCGTATAGGGCGCGTAAATTTTTTGCCTTCCCACCAGTCTGGATATAACCCAGTAAGATGGTAAGCCATTTCCATAGCACCAGAAAACGATTTACCGATACGGTTACCCGCCATAAGTAGTCTTTGTTGCGCTATGGTATTGTGGAATTTTTTTTGATAGTCATAGGGTTCGTAATGCGCCATTCGATTAGTCGCTTTACGGTGTTCTAATTCTTTGGCGATTTCTAACGCCCTTGCTAATGCTTCATTGCTCATAACTTAGCAAGATCATCACTATGTACCATTATCCAAAACCCTTTCCGATTTTTTTCGCATAATGCAATTACTGGGGTCTTTTCTTCAGCATCCGCTAATTTCTTAGTTTCATCCCATAATGACACCACAGAATGCTTGGCACGCAGTTTACATTCAATAAACAGGTCATCGTGTATGACATCAGCCCTAGTAATCTTGCCGTTGCCGCCCGACAAAGCAGTACGCTCACCACCAAAGTAAGCAGCCACCTGTCGTTCACGCTGTTTCCATGCTTTATCACCCATAAATAACACTATACCCGAAAATTAACCTAGCACAACCCCAATGTCCTATGCGTTAACTTACGTTAATATCTAAAAATGCCCTCCGCTGTACGGATGAATCCATTGTATATAGCAGGGCGAGGCACTTTGGGGGGTGGGGGGTCGATTTGGCGGGCGCGTCTGTGAGATTCGATGCCTGTCTGTGTGCGTATATAGGATGCAGACACATTTAGCCCGTGACCCTTTAACAAGACCGCAGGGATGAGGGCTGCTTTGCTCAGGATGCGCGTGTGTGTGTGCAATGAACCATTCTTCTGGGGTGGATTGGCAAGGCTGCCTGATGTGTCTTCCCCTATATGTGTGTAATAGAGGGAAGCAGAAGAAGGATGGTTTAGTGTTCTGTTTCTTTGACTAGACCGCCGCCGAGTGATTGCAGCAGGTGGTTCAGTTCTGTCTGTAGTTCTTCGTCTGTACGTTGCTTGGTTACGTCTTCTACCTTGTGGACTGTCTGGTAGCCTGTACGATCTAGGATGCTATTGATTGCCCCTAACTTGACCGCAGGCGATACCTTGTCATCACTGATGAGGCTTTGGAGTTTCTCAACCGCCATAGGTACAGCACCGCCCAACGCCTGTCGTGTTGCGTCATCTATCTGGGTGGCTAGTTTCTTCTTGAGTTCGTAAGCCTGTTGTTCGGCAGTTGCAGCAGAGTACCCCGCACTGATGGCGGACTGTGTTGCGTTGCCCGTCTGACTAAAGTAGTGGACGAATAACTTTTGCTTATCTGTCAACGTTTTATCGCTCATATCAACATTATAACCTAAAGTAGTGGCATATCAATATATAAGTGAAAATAAATTCTTGCGTACACTCTGGAATGTGTTATATAATTAACCTACGTTAAACAACAATGAGGTAAACAACATGGACAACGAAACCATAAAGCAAGCGGTTCAGATGCGTAAGGCGCACTTGAATCTTATCAAATGGGCTTTGAACGAAGGCTGCAGCATCAACGTGTATTGCGAGGGTGATGCACTGGTTGAGGGTTCTACAAAGTACACCGAAATCAAAGATCACACCGAATCAGTGGACATTGCTGAATTAGTGTTCTTCAAGGATGGTGTGCGTAAGGGTTGGGCATTGATCGTCTTTGGCAATGAGGATGATGAATTGGTGTCTGATTACACCGCTAACGATTGGATGGAATCTTGGTGGGAGCAGTTCAACGCAATGTGGGAGGCAACACAATGAAAACGTTTCTAAGAGTATTTGGCGGCCTTGCGGTCGCCATTGGTCTATTGTCAATCATGGGCA